TGCCGGATCCACAAACACAAGGTCACCTGAATTAAGAGTATGATCTCCGGTTACGGAACCATCAACACAAGCTATCGGTGGATTGATTGCGAGTTCTGCAGCTTTAATCGTCATTAATCGCAATGCTTGGAGCATACGCACGTCATCTAATGCGAGTGCACCTTGACCTCTTCCGAAAGTTTCCCCTGCGACCTTTGACCAACGTGCCGGGTGATACGGGAAGTAATCGAACCCACTGCATTTCAGGACACATTCTTCTGGCTTATTTGCTCCACTATAACCTTCTATAAACCAACAACTTGCATACTTCTTGCCTTGGAACTTATTAGTATACTCTTCAAATGTTCTCTCATTATTTGGCAGAACTGCATGAATTACCGTATGAAGATGTTCATCAGACGATTTAAGCAATTTAGCTGGCACATTTTCCTCACCGAATTCTTCAATGATTTGCATGGTAGTATATTGCATACTTCGGAAAACATGATCAAAGAGACCTCTAAAGTTCTCCAATAGATCACACTCGCCAAGGCTAAAAGCCCGAAACTGCAGATGGCCAGCATCTCTGTCGTATTCTTGATAAGGAACCCCAGTGCCAAAAGCCCCAATGTCCATAAACACTTCATCTGCCATTTGAGCAAACCCGACTTCTGGTCTTTGATACTCTTCATAAATAATATCTGATACTTCCTCGACCCAACTGAGAAAATCTGGATCTTTTTGTATTTCTCTATTTTGCGATCGGAAAGTAAACCATCTGACAGTGTCACTTACATTGTAGGCATACATTGCAGAAGCGAATTGTCTGAGTGCCCATATCCCTGTCGAGTCGTAAATTTGCGATTCCCGGTTATATCCTTGTTCAACTTTGTGATCAAAGAATGTCCCTCTTGGCCTGATGAATCTAATGATTTCATTAAACTCATCTGTAAAGTTAGCTTTATTTTTCCGGGCAGTAGTATGTCGCTCTATTATTTTTTTAACGTAGTGCATGCTCATGAAGCGACCTTTGGCTTGAGTAGATTTTCGTCTGCATCTAAAGCCGTTAAGCTTCTTTTTCTGGTAGTGACTGCAGTATTGGCGCTAGACGTAGATGAAAGTAATGATGGGGCCATTGGTGAGACAATACTTGCTGCTCTTCCGGCCCTGCTCACAATATTATTAAGTGTTTGGTTTTGAACTGAGGCAGCATCTCTACTTGGAGCTACTCGTTCCGGGGCTTGGTATTGTTGAACTGGGGCTGGTCCTGAAACGTCAACGGGTGGTGCGGTAAACTTGGCCCTGAAGCTGATAAGCTCTCTTGCCATATTGTAATCGTCTCGCATTACATCTTCCCCTGCTCCCATACCTCCCCCCGTAAGTCGTTCTGTAAGAGCAGCTTCGTCAAATCCTAAAAGCGACCCATTTAACTGAGACATTAGATTTGATAAATTGCGATTCCCTAAGACATTAAGTGTTTCATCTACCTCTGCTCTTAAGTCAACACGTGCCCTTTCGCCATGACCTAGAGTCTTATACGCAGCAGTATCTTTACGATGTTGCGTAGCTCCTTTTAATATTTCATCCAAGCTTGCCATAATAGATAATTAGTTTACAAAAAAACTTGACTTGTCAAACTTTAAGCTTGTAGGCCGTTTCCTGAAGATAACTCTTAGGTCTTTTTTTCTTTTGCTTATTTTGCCAAAACCTCATGGCTATACCTCCAAGCATAAAAGCATCGGAACCATGCGAAGCATCATCATGCTCCGGGTTATCTTTAAATCTATTCATCTTGTGGTCGTATTCTCGCTTGTATGACCGCAGACAGCCCAATCCCTCCGAACATAGAGCATCATCAAACCTTACCCTTCTAAGCAACGCTCTCCCGGCTTCAACTTGCTCTGTCTTGGGCAATCTAGGCACCGGGTGAAGCCTTAGACCAAATCTACGAGCATTATCAATACGGGTAATCCCGGTTGACTCGTGTTGCCTCATATCGTGCGGAACATAATGAGTTTCATAGACATACGGTCTATTTTTAAGCACTCGGGCATAGTGATCAATTCCTTTCAATCTATCCTCATAGTAATCAATAAAGATTACCTTTTCCTCAAACACCTGAAAAAACCATATAGCAGTATGATCATCAAATCCCCAGTCCCAACAAGTAAATACCGGATAATCTGGATCCCATTCGTATTTCCCTATGTATCCTTTTTTGTCGAGTTCAATAAGTTGTTGACCAAATATCGAACCTTCCGCAGGAGCATCAAAACTACACCAATATTCACTTTGTATTTTCTCTTCGCTAAACCCTTCATTACGAGCCTCTTCTACAAGTTCTTCTAAGTCCCATCCAGTATACTTCTGCGTATCCTCGACTGTCAATAGCTGAGTGTAGTGTTCCTTTTGCTCCAATCTCTTTACCCGGTTCCAATGGTCATACCCATGATTTCTTCCATGAGGAGTATAACAGAAAATAGCCCAACCATCCGACTCCTTCAACATCGGTTGCAACATCATATGTGTTGACGGTGGCATCAAATCATATTCCGAGTAAATTACACCAGAAACCCCGGCACCTACTAATGCTTCCGGTTTATCCGCACCGATGATCTGATAAATACTTCCCCCTAAGTCCGGGTGAAAAGTGACCGTCAACTCTGCATCGTTTATACCATTACCACCGTTTTTAGCATTCCGCACCTCAATTGGTATATAATCAAGGTATCTAATCTCCGGAGTAGTGTGCTTCGTTCTACCATACCAGATAGATTTCTTACCTTGGCTATAATTCGGAAATACATGCCAATACGTCCCCGGTCGCAAAACACAACTCCTGATCAACCACTGTAAAGAAAATAAATCCTTACCAGCACGTCGATGCCAGATAATAGTCATTCTCTTACCCCCGGTCGCTAGATAATTCCAAGCTTCACTCTGATAGTCTCTAGGTTTCCACATCCAAGGGATTTGCTTATCCCAATCTGGTAAATATTTAGGTTTGATCGATCTCGCCATCTTCTTCGTCCACTAATTCAATAAATACTAATTCCATTTCCTCTTGCATCTCTGGCGGTATAGGCCAAGGAAAACCCCATAAGTCACATATCATGGTCTGCCATGCAAATAACTCGTAGTCCAAGGCCCTTCCGGTATCACCATGTAGTATCTAGGACTGCCAACAGAATACGCCACATCATCCAAATACTTATACCACTTGCCACTCTTCAACTTTAACATACATACCTCACCATCCACATACGCAACATATTTACCATTGCGCTTCGGATCTCCATGTATCTTAACGTCCTTCCAAGATGTTATCGCTTTCGCGTCAATATCACCTATCTTCGGTAACTCCGCTATACTCATCCCTCAGTAACCTCCGGCACTTCCCGCCATTCTTCTTGACCGTTAGTCGTATTGATCCACTTGGTCATAAGGACTTTCTTTGTTATAACAAACTCAGGTAGTATGCGCTCCTCCCACCTCTGGTAACATGTCGGAACCCAACATTTGTCTACACTCTTCTCCTCATAACTCATCCAACATCCTCATTTCATACTTAATCCAAACTATCTCCTCATGCCTGACCAATATATTCGGCACATCCAACAACATACTACGAAATAACATTCTCGCATGCAATTTCTTAGCCTCCTCCTTATCCATGAATTGTATCTCACTCATAACCTACTCCTAATCTCTCCTTTAACTTTACGAAATGCACTCAACTTACTCTCCTCACCCAATGCCCATCTCCATTCAATAAATCTCTCAGTCTCACGATTAACAACCATCAAGATATCTACTAACCCATTCATAAAAGGTATAGTCTCCCAAACAACTTGATACTTATACATCAATTACCCCCTTTATCTCATCTTCCTTCTTATATTCTCCTTGTATCGTAATATTAAATACATTACCACTTACCTCATTTACACCCTTCTCAACGTGTTCATCCTTTTGAACCTTAGCTCCCAATGAATCCACTATCTTTCGTTGAAACTCCATTATACCCATCTTCTCCATTACCTTCTCACAATAAGGTAACTCCATCCCAGCAGCCTTATAAAGATTTATCATCTCCTTTACCGGATTGAAGTCCATCTCAGCACATACACGACTCACACCCAATGCCACATGCGCTTCACTTTTTAACCCCAATTCTAAACAAGCATCCTTAGTCACTATCTCAGACTTACGAACCTTATTAGCCTCCTTAGCAGACTTCTTTACCGCACTTATACGCTTCTTAGCTCGCTTACGGGCCTCCTTCTTAGGCAATACCCCATCCACCCCTTCTACCAATACTTCCACGTCCATAGGAACTATAGAGGATATTTTACCGCTTTTGTCAAGTTTTTGACTATTCCGGAAAAACAAAAAGAGGATACCCCGTCTTTGTTCCAAGGTATCCTCCTAAACTTGTATCCCGTAATATTGAAAGGTCAATTTGAATACTACTGACACTAATATTTATTAGGTTCCGGAAAAGTCAAATCGGAAATTTTGGCTCAGTTTTTAGGTGGGATGGATAAAACTAAAACGAAATCCGGCTTCCCCCTAGGCCCCTTCCGCAGGTGCAATTGCATTCAGGATCACTCGAATATCGCAGGGAAACGGGTGTAAGATGTGTGTCAGTGGACATAATGGTTATTGTGCGTCGGTGTAAGATACATTTCCTTACACTTAAGGCCGGGACAGTTGCGTGTGTGTAGTGGTGTGGGCTGCAGGACGTGCACACGCTGGGGAAATGGGCTATAGATAAGCGCAATGGCTCCCTCCCTCTCTTGACACCGCAGTGATTGACCCCTTAAGTGTAGTTTACTTATTACTAATTGTAGGAACTTTAAGAACTATGTCAGTCTACCAAGAATCCCGAGGAGAGCGCAGGAACAGATTACTATACCCTAGTCATCGTAGGCCGGAGATCACGATAGCTAATCGCTTCTTGCGTGACTGTTACGAGACTGAGATGAGCAACCTGAGTGACGATCAGGTAGCATTATTGTTGGCGATGTTGATGCGTTGGCGATTGGATCGTCGTAAGGGCAGGCGACCGAAGGTGTGTTGGCGTATCATCCGCATGCCTATGAATGCTGAGAGTTACGGTAAGGTTCAGTTGGCGGTGTTGGAGTATTTGTGGTGTGTTCGTATGGACAGTCATGGAGGGGTGCTGGAGCATTTGCGTGAGGTAGGATTTGAGCGGACTACGAAGAACTCGTTGCGAGACTCTATGCGTAGGTTGGTGAGTGATGGGTTGGTGTTGAAGGGGACATTGGACGAGGTATTGGGAGCTGACTATGAATATTTGGATAGTTAAGGCCGGGAGGATTGGCTGTGTGTGTTGTTCTTTGTTGGTTGTGCTGGTCGGTCGACTGTGCTCCTGCTCGGTGCTCGTCTACACCTAATTTCTAATAGTAAATGGGGTGGTTGTCAATATTGTTCGGTAAAGCGTTTACTGGGATGGAGATGCGTTATTATTGCAAGTAATTTGCATTAAGTGTTATCAACGAGTTATGAAAGTTGGTATGAGGATTTACCTGCCGGAATTGTTAGTTTTTGTTAAAATACCATTTAATCCGGTATTTAATTATTTTGGTATACTGTATAGGAGAAATGGAAGAATATAAAACTTTCTCAACTTTCTTTGGAAAGAGACTTGATAAGGTTTGAAAGGTATGGCTTAGTGTAAATTCAATTATGATAAACCGCCACAGCACTGGAGAAAATTAATATGAAATTATACAGATCAAATGACCAATGGATGAATACTAACACTTGCGACTATGTAGATTATGAATATGAAGATGAGGTTGGTGTCTACATTGATTGCAAACCTGATCGCTTATTGGACGGATCGGAAAGCTATCGAGTTTATACTCGAGAAGAATTTGAAGCTACTTACAACTGGTAAAATTATGAGAACGAAAAAAATAAACCACTGCATAAAATTATACCGCTCGGAAGCTGAGCTTTACCTGAAGAAGGAGGAGATGGGTGACCGGGGAGATGAGAAGGCCCATGAGCGAGCCGAGGATAAGCTTTGGAATTACTGCGAAGGCATGACCGAGGAAGAGTTAGAACATTGCGAAGGCGAAATTGGAGTAGCTGGCTGCTTAACAGATTGGTAGGAGAGACGAGATGACAAAGACAAATGAGAAGGAGGGGATGCTACTTAGCATCCTCGATGAGATGTTGAATAATATAGACTGCGGTAAAGCCAGAGTGATTATGCGCGACTACCTGAATAGGGGATGGTGCTTCATGCCATACTTTCGAGAGTTGGTTGAGCGCGATTTGACCTTAGATAAGAAGCAACAAGGTCAAATAATTTACATGGCCGGGGTATTGCTTGAGAGTAACTACAAGATAAAAGGATAGATTATGAATGAAGAACAAAACACAGTAGCGAGTCGGACACGAGTATTTGTGGCCGACTTTGGGCCGAGAGTAGCCGACCTATTTGATGGTTGGTGTAGACTGAAGAACTGGTGCGAAGAGAGTGGGACACCACTTTTCTTAGCGGAAGAGCGAGGAATCACGAAAGCGATCAGGTTCATGATAATAGCCCCCTTGCGAGCCGAAGGGTTGACCGAGATATTGCAAACACCTTATGTGCAAGAAGTTAAGGAATGGAGAGATTACAAATGGGAGAGAATCGTATGAATGAAGAGATACAATACAAGTGGGAGAAGCGTAGCCGTAGGGTTACGTTTCAGGTGAGGGAGAGTGATTTCCTGAAGTGGAAAGCTGAAGCGCAGCGAGTTGGTGTTAGCACGACGAGGTGGGCCGAGGTTACATTAAACGACAAGGTGAGAAGAAACAAGCAACGGAGGAAGAATAATGTGGAGCTTGATTAGGCAGATGATACGTTGGAACGAGCGCAGCATAGTTTGGCTGACTCGGATGATAAGCATGGGTGCGTTGGTAGCATTCATTGGGGCTAGCTACGGGTTAATATTTTATTTAGGATTATAATGGACGAAGATCAGATACAAACTAGGGTGCGAGGAACGCAGGAGGATGAATACGACATTTATCTGAATTGCGAGGATGACGGTGATGGTTACAGTAGAATCACCGGGGAGCGATTACTAACCTTTGATGAATGGCTAAATACATAAAGATGAACAAGTTACAACAAGATGAGAAATTCCTGCGTAGAACAGGATGGAGATATTACCGAGAAACCTGCGTTTGGAAACGAGCGCAGGATGATGGTAGGATAGCGGTATTGACGAGATACTGGGATGATGAATTGAATAGTGATGCATGGTATAAGGCCTACATCACACCGAAGCACACACAGTTTGAATTTTACAATGTAGTAGGAGAGTTAGGGGAATATCATGAAGCAGCGTAAGTGGAAAATGACGATAATATATTACGGAGGTAATGAGCTAGTGGAACATATCACAGCGAGCCGGGTCGATGCGGAGGAAGCTGCAAACGATTGGATGCTGGTAAAGAATGTGTTTGGAGTGAAGCTGGAGGAGAAATGAAGAGCTTGTTACTACTGGCCAGCGTAATAATGGCTGAGAGCAAGGGAGAAGGAGAGTTTGGGATGGCGTTGGTAGCAGACGTCATCCATGAGCGTAGCATAAGGCAGGGAATAAGCCCCGAGGAAGTGGTTAGAAAGCCTTATCAGTTTGATGGTTTAAACTATGCTCACAAGCAGAACTTAAGGACACCTGAAGGGAAGCGAGCGATTTACTTGGCGAGTATGTTAGAAGCTGGAATAGATCCGATGCCTAGTTTCAACTATACTCACTTCCGTAGCAGCGCACCACCGAGTTGGGCCACAAACATAATCAAATACAATAATCATTATTTTCATCACGAGAGAGGGAAAGAGAAAAGGCCGAGTTGATACCCGGCCTTTTTTTAAGTTATTCTATTGGAGTAACTTATCAGAATGGCACATCATCGTCGATTTCAGTGACGGCTTCAGGATTATTGCTTGGAGCCGTTTCTTGTTTAGGTTGTTGTCGTTCAGGTGTGGACCATACGACCTTGCCATTGCCAAGGATGGTTCCTTTAATATCGTTGTCTCGTTCTTCTTTGGTGGTGGATTCGGATATCATGGCATGGTTTCCGTATTGATCTTCCTCGTCACTAAGTGAAACGGTGAAGTTGTAGTATTTCTTACCATTTTGGTGTGGTTTGATTTTAGCTTTATTGATTGCGCTTACGTCAATCGAGCATGCGATTAGTTTTTTACCCATTAGTATTTTCTCGTTGTTAGTGCTCTGCGGATTCCACCGAGAGCTAGTTTTGTTCTATTCTTGTCCAGTTTCCCGGTTAAAATTGATCTACAGACGAATACAAGCCAGAGGTAGATGTGCTTGAATCTGTCGGCATGGCTCATTAGATACCTTTCTTACGTCTTTCGTATTCAAGCTCTTGCAGAAGTCTCCAGTATAACTTACCGACCCACTTCTCTAGTATTTCTAATATTTTTAATCTCATACTTCCTCCAATATGCTGTGTTTACTGTTATATTTGCATTTCACGAAATTCTCAATACCATTCTCTCTTTGTTTCCAGCATTTGATGATGGAGTCTGACTCACCTTCCTTACGTTCTTCTGGTGTCTTTTTGTTTCGGAATACGGTAATACCATTGAATGCTATGTCTGTAATGGCTACACCACCCCTTACGTCGAACTTAGTCGGCATTTTGGATTCATCTTTGGTGTCATTTTTTCCTGAGTGAGCGACAAGGTGTAAATGTGATTGGTGTATATCTACGAAATCTCGTAGTCGTTGGACAAAATCCTTCTGTTCATCGATATCTTTTTCTGACACACCGCATAGGCATAGGGAGTCGATCACAAAGACTCTGACGTTATAGCGTTTTCTTGCGTAGATGAAAGCTTCGATCATTTCGTTTTTATCTGCGACCCCGGTATTGTCATAGAACCATAGTTTGTTATGCAGAAACGATACTGTTTTCTCGATTGACTGTTGATTTACTTGCCCGGTGATTTGTTTGGCCATGAGGTTTATTGCTTTGGGGACTGCTACCTCCATAGAAGCTATCATTGCTTTTTTGTCGTTACGGATCTCGTTAATGATCCACTGTGACAAAACCATAGTCTTTCCATGCGATGACCACCCGGTCCAGATGGTGAGTTCTCCTTCTCGTTGTTTAAATTCTAATTTGGGGAACGGTGACTCTGTTCCTTGGTATCTGAGTGGGTCGGCAAGCCTTACGCATTCATCCTCATAAAACCCAACATCTCTAAGTTTTTCCGGTATAATGACTTTTGCATTTAACAATATTCTCTCGAGTTCATCCTTATCACAACCATTCATCCAACAGTCGTTCAGATCCTTTTCCGGTAGCTCTACAATTTTGCATTTGTCTATGCCTAGTCGCTTAATGGCATCGTCAGTAGCATCTTGACCTACTTGATCCATATCGAAGCACAGGTAGATATCATCGAACTGCATAAGGAAGTCGTAATCGTTCTCGATCCATGAGTTACTTGGTCCACCTTGGGGAATGGTAAGAGCGTTCCATCCAATTCCTAGAGCAGTGAGCCAATCTTCTTCACCTTCGGTAATCACGATATATTTTGACTCTGGGTCCAGACACTGTTTTCCGATTAAGCATTGCTTCCCGGTAATTCCTGAGTCCTGAAAAACCTTTTTCTTACCCTTTTCGTTTCGTTCACGAGCTTGATACTTTCGATAAAGAACCTTTTTCCCATCTTCATCGTAAACCGGATAGCATAATTTCCCGCACTCAGTTTCTTCCAATTTGGCTTTTGAAATTGTATCGGCAGAAATACCTCTTTCTTTGAAATAATCATACCACCATTCAAGATATGGGAGTTGTTTGGTTTTGTATTGCTGCTTTACAGCCACAGAGGTAGGGGTAGAAACGGTTTTTATAGGCCTACCCTTATCGTTACCCCACTCGACACCTAAAAGGCTTCCTATGTCCTTACACGCACCTTTGAAATCGGTATTGCATTTTTCCATCCAAAGTTTGATTAGGTCACCCTTATCGGATTCATTGGCGAAATCCTTATACATCCCGGCATTTGTTCCTTGGATTGCGATTTTAAAACTCTTTCCGGGGCTTCCGGATATGTCACCGACACACCAGTTGTTTCCTTCTTGTTTCCCGTTTGGGAATAGAGCCACAGCAATTATCTCGGCTCTAGCTTTCGTTAGTTCTTTCAGTTGATCTGTGTTTGTCATTTAATTTTTGTTGGTATCTTTCTCTAAATCGTATTTGTATTTCCTCTTCCGTAATTACGTGAGATCCGAAAGCCATAGTATCCATAAATCTTTCGTTTCCGATCTCAATTGTGATTTCCTTTAATGCTTCCTTGTATGCTTCTTCTTCGGTCAAAATGTAATCTCCCCATTCTTTTGTGATTTGAAATCTCTGGCACGATCAAGTTCACCAGTCCAATTATTCAAAAGTGTCTGCACATCTTTTCGTTTATATTCACAGTCCGATGTGTAGTAGCTTTCCATCTCATCTATGGTTTCCTGAATTAGATCCTTATTATCATTATATTTATCAAACTCGTTTTTACTCCATTTTGTTTCGGGTTTTCTATTGAACCAAGATCCTATAGTAATCATATAATTATCCATTACCATTACCTTACCTTTACCTTTACCTTTACCTTTACCTGTGCCCCTAAATAGGGGCTGATTAGACCCTAAATTATCAATTAACCCTGCATAATCTTTATGTTTAGAATTTATGAGAGAAATTATTTGTTTGTGAGCATTGTTATCTGGATTAAGTTTGCCATTTTTTTGATGCCTAAGAAAATTCTTAACCCATAATTTCCCTTCTTTACTAGACCCTATATAGCCCCTGTTTAGCCCCTCAATAGCCCCTAAATACTTTTCCTCATCTATGCCTAATTCAAAACAAGCTTTCCTCATTGGCATTTCATAAAAACCAGCATTATCGCATTTGTCTAAGATATAAAACCATACAAGCTTTTCGCAGGGTTTTAATTCAAAGAACCATTCATCGTCCCATTTGTCGGTGTTAGTGAATCTATAACTCATAATTAATTCAATCAATGAATACTATTTTCCTTTTGTCGAGTAATTTCTTATTTTATTTTAACACTTATGTAATATTGAAATAATATTGAAATAAATTTAATTTAATTTGACTATGGCCTTAATATGATTTTGTTTAGGTGCGTATGAAAAAAACAACAGCAACAGTTTATCTGCCAGTGCAGCTAAAAGAAAAGGCACAAGAGTTTGCAAAGAAAAACTTTATAAGCCTGAACGGTCTAGTAAGCAAAGCACTAACAGAATATATTAATAACAATGAGCGACCAAGAAACACAACTGACTCCTGAACCAATCCAAGAAGTAGACTTGCAACAGTCTGTTTCAGGATTCGCATCGGCCCAAGGATTTGAGCTTATGCAGCGACAAGCTAAATGCCTGAGTGCATCTACGCTAGTTCCTAAACAATTCCAAGGTAACCTTCCTGACTGCATTATTGCGCTCGAGATGGCACAACGACTTGGAGCTTCACCATTTGCGGTAATGCAACAACTCTATATTGTGCATGGGAAACCAAGCTGGAGTTCACAATTCATTATTTCAGCTGTCAATGCATCGGGTAAATTTACACCTCTGCAATTCCGGATGGAAGGTGAAGGAGAAACCAGATCCTGCGTAGCTCACTGTATAGATAAGCTTACCGGGGAAAGACTAGAAAGCCCGGAGGTTTCCATTAAAATGGCTAAAGCCGAAGGATGGTCAACCAAGTCCGGATCAAAATGGAAAACGATGCCTGACTTAATGTTGC